TTATTTTACTGCACCCCATGCGATGTTCTGCAAACGCCTTGCAGAATCGGTGGTGCCTGCGCCTGTCTGCTGAATAAAATAAAGTATGCAGAGCTGTTCTTTTGGGTCAAGGCTGAAATAACAGCCCATCCAGCCGTCCCAGCCGAAAGAGCCTTCTGACTGGATAAGTCCTGCAGCGGAAGGGTCGTCAAGGATACGCATGAAGTTACCGTAGCCGTGACCCTTTGTGCTGTCCCAGTTAAGGGTCTTGCGCTGTTCAGGTGTAAGACCGTTTCTTGTCATGAAATCGACCGTGTTTCTGCCGAGTATCCTCACGCCGTCAAGCTCGCCCTTGTTCATAAGCATTTTGGCAAACTTTGCATAGTCCTCTACAGTGGAAACAAGACCTGCTCCGCCCGACTCAAAGGCAGGAGGTACAGTGTAATCAGTAAGGCAAAGGTGGAAGTGAGTAAAAGGCTCGTTTCCGCCATTTTTGTATTCATAGCACTGGGCAAGTCGGCTGTACTTTTCCGCTAGGATATAGAAGCCTGTATCATTCATACCGAGGGGTTCAAAGATCTCTTTTCTAAGAAAATCTCCGAACTTCATGCCAGAAACCACTTCGATAACAGCACCCATGATGTCAGCAGACGCACCGTACATCCACTTTTCACCAGGGGAGAACATAAGAGGACGCTTGCCCATTTCCTTTGCGAAGCTCACAGTATCCAGAAGCTTTTCGCCCTTGAGATATTTTTCAGACTGCTCGCCCCAAAGCGCACCCATTTTCTGACCTGCGGGAGTGCCGTCAGGATAAGGGATACCGGAAGTCATGGTGAGCAGGTCGCCTATGGTTATATCTCTGTCAGCAGGACGTTCGCCGTTCTCGTCAAGAACCACAGGGTCGGAGAACTCAGGGATAAACCACTTGAGCGGGTGACGAGTGTCGAGCAGACCACGCTCGATAAGTATCATTGCGGCAGCGGCTGTGACAGGCTTTGACATAGAAAAGAGTCTGAAAATGCTGTCAGTTTTCATAGGGATATTTTTCTCCTTGTCAGCAAGACCAAAGCTTTTGAGATAGACAGTTTCGCCTTTATGGATAACGCTGAGAACTGAGCCTGAGAAAACACCGTTGGTTATCTCTTTTTGTGCAACAGCGTCGAGATATTTAAAATTTTCGTACATGATAGACCTCCGTGTTATGATGTTTGATATATAGGATTATAACACAGTTCGGGTGGAAATGCAAGATTTTGTGCGGCAACAAAAAAATCCGCCCTACCACAGTAAGGCGGAATTGGGTGCAGGGGCAAGCTCTGAATTGTAAGGTTTACGTTCAAACTTGCCTGAGCGGTACTGAATTTGGGCAACAAAAAGCCATGACGGGAAATGCCCGTCACGGCGAGCATCAAACCCCTCCCAGCATATCATACCTATGGGCGGGAGCAAAAAAATCCGCTACCATAAATGATAGCGGATTGGGTGCAGGGGCATGCCCCTGCTGGCGGAGATGGAGAGATTAAATATACCACTTCACACCACTTTTTATTGTTTTATAAAACTACTCGCAAACCACGCATTTACGTCATTTAAGCCGTTTTTCTTGCTCCGTGTTTCACAAGCATATATTTACAATTCAGCTTTATCGTGTATAATTCGTGTACGCAAAAACAGCCGCCTCAGACCCATAAAAGTCCGAGACGGCTGAAATTCTACCTACTTAATCTTCTTTGTAATCTCGTCGCTGAGCTTCTTGATGAAGTTCACGCCTGCAATGCCATTCTCGCTGTACCCCCACTTTTTCAGCAAGGTATTAACTGCCTTTGCAGTACCTTTTCCGTATGTACCGTTCTTATCCATACCTACGTTGTGAAGCTTGACCGCCTTTGCAATAAGCAGCAGCTCCTTGAGCGCAAGCACACCGTTTGTTTTGTTGCCCTGCTTGTAGCCTGTCTTGTCAAGCACTTTCGCACTTATCTTGCTCTGGTTCTTTGGTCTCAGGAAGCCTGCAATGTGGTCGTAAGTATGCTTGACCTTAGTGCAAGCTTTTCCGCTCCAGTTTTGGTCATACGAATAAAAATAACTCGTGTTGCCCTCACCGGTGCAGATTGCTATGTGACCCCAGCCGCCATTCAACGTGCCTGACCATATCGCTACATCACCCTTTTTCGGCACGAAACTTGGCGTGTTCTTTACCTTTGTGAAATTTGCTTTCAGCCAAGTGTTCTTATCGAATAAATCCCAAAAATGGTGAGCGTCATACCAGAAATTCTTGATACCTGATCCGAAGACCTCGTTGAAATATGCCGTTGCAAGGTCTACACACTGTTTGCCTGCTGCTCCGTCATAGTCAACGGCTACGCCATTGTGCTTCTTGATAAACTCATCGTAATTCATTGTTATTCCTCACTTTCGTTTGTATCCACTTTGTTTTCAACTGTGATTTTAAGCTTGTGTACTATCTTCACCAAGAATGACGGCAATGGTATACCTATCACCGCAAGATTTTCCAAGATAGAAATACATTCATTGATGATAAACCATATCGTCACGATAAGACCGAAGTAAAAGCTGACGTTTACCTCAATGCCTATCTGCGAAAGTCCTGAGATAAAGAGCCAATCAAGTACGCCTGACACCGCCACCACAAATATGTAGCCGACCTTTTTAAAAAGCCCTTTAAGACCGACACGGCTTGACAGCTCGCCCCTATTCCATGCTTTCCACATTCCTGTAATGTAGTCAATAATCATAACAAGTACCAGAATGACTATAGGTATCGCCATGACACGGAAATATGCTGACAGCCCTGCGGCTATCGCTGATATGATGATTTTTGCTGTGTTTTCTTTCATTACTGTTCCTCACTTTCGTATGCTTGTCCCGTGATTGTTGTATACTCCTCAGCCGTGATCCACTTGCCGACGGCAGCGTGCACCATAGCAACCGACCACAAACAACTGTCATAGTATCTCTTGACCTTGACGTAGTTCTTACTCATCGCTGCTCACCTCCAACTCAACACCGTTCAGCATAGCCAGAAAATCAACATTTGCCTTTATTCTGTCTATCTCGGTGACTTTTGGTTTGTTAAAATTATCTTCCGTCAGCCCAGCGGCTTTCAGCATTTCTTCTTGCATTTTTGTCATACGCTACCTCCTATCTCCGACAGCTTGACTATGTATTCTTCTTCGCTTGGTACAGGTATACGATAGTCGTCACCATTGCTGTTTTTGAATGTCACCGAACCGCCTGCTTCGACTTCGATATTTCGCAGGAAATCATCATCAATCAGGTCAGAAATATCGGTGACGATAGGGGTTTCCAATTCGTAATATAACATAACGCCCTGCATAGCCTGTTTGAATGCGGTGGCATCGGTGTAGGCGGTGTCGTTTACATAGACATATCCGTCAATAGTCGCATTGGTTGCTATGCCCACAGGTGCTGCGTCACTCCATACCTCATTTTGCGATTTTGCTAAATATTTTGAACATAATATATTCGATGCAATAGCAGAATTATACGACAATTTCTGTCCACAAATTTTCCGTGACGATGCTATGAAAACTGTCTGGGAGCTAATTCCACCACCAGCAGTCCACGTCAGCGTTCCCAAATCAACGCTGTTCACACACTGAACGTATCGTTTATTTTCATAGTCCACGTAGTTTCGTGCCGTTCCTGCCGACCAGCCGTAGCCAGGCAGTGCCTTGATAGCTTCGGGGATTGGGAAGGCGGTATCACCCACAGCGACCTCTGTCACCCCAGCACTGACTATTTCGCCAGCATTATACGGATAGTAGGTAGCTGGGAACATGGCTTCAAATTCTTCCACAGTTGTGGGCTCGTTGCCTGAACCGAACATGGCGGTGAGGTCAAATAGCTGTGGTGTGATTTGAAAATTCACAGTAACGTCAGCGTCAAGACGTAATCGCATCTCTATGGCGTTGTCTGCATTTGTAAATATCGTGCCTTTGCCATATTCGTAGAACCTTTTGTCTGTTTCAGATTCGTTATTATAAAAACCATTAAAATTAGATAATTCGGCTGTATCACTAGCATGGGAATGAAAAAGATATTTGTGTCCTATGATTGCCGTCTGAACAGGTACAATTCTTAGAAAAACTACATTTGTTGACGTTCCACTAATCTGTAGTGTTTTGTCAGTTAGCTTTGCTCCTGTAACACTCGCAGATTTTGCCTCTATCAGTTGTGATATCAGCTGATTCCACACGATTGACCTACCACTCACAGACTTCACCGACATCAGCTTACCGCCTGTCGGCACTGTCTTCTGATATGCCGTATCTGTATCAGTTTCAAACCGGTGCGTCACACCCTGACCTATGTCAAACAGTGCGTCCACACGTCTTTGCAGTTCCTTGTCGGTCAGCTTTACGCTAGCTATCTCTGCTGTATTCTCGGCAATCTTTGCAACTGCCGTAACATAATCTTCAGGCAAACTATCAGCCACCGCCTGTGCTGTCTGTGCGGCGGTTTCAGCAGCAGTTCTGTCCTCTGCGACCTTAGCTGCGTTTTCTGCCACATTAGCCTTGTCGGCTGTCACCTGTTCTGCCAACGCCTGCACCGCCTGTCTGTCTGCCGTAGTGCTGTCTGCATTAGTCTTGGCAGTCTTGGCATATCCAGCAGTTATTGTCTTGTCGGCTGTGGTCTGCTGTGCCGACACTGACGCCTGCGCTGCGGATATCTTAGCGGCGTTCTGCGCTGTGACCGCCTGCTGACGTGCGGTTTCTGCACCCTGCATGGCGGTGTCTGCCTGTGTTGCGGACGTTTCAGCCGCTGTCTTTGCGGTTTCTGCACGGCTTGCTGCCTGTTCTGCGGTATCTGCTGATTTCTCTGCGGCTGTGGCAGATTTCTTTGCATTCTCTGCCACTGTAGTTGCCGTTTCTGCGGCGGTGACGGCTGTCTGCATATCTGCGTGCGCCTGTTTACCTATGGCGTCTATGCGGTCTAGTGCGTCCATAGCCACGTCAGGTGACGGGATAGCCGTATCACCGATTGCCGCACCTATTCTCAGGCGGAAAATGCGTGATTTCTTCACCAGGATATATTCCTGCCCTGACAGTTTTTTAGCCGCTATCTGACAGCTGACTGTCTGCGCTGACCGCAGTATATCAGCCGTAGGTGTCCATGTGCCACCTGTGATATCGACCTCATATGTCACGCCGTCGCCGTAGTCTATCGTCATTACATAGCGGTCTGCGCCGTCTATCTCCATGCCCTCGACAGACACGGGTCTAGCATTTGTTTCACCGACGTAGCCCAGTAGGGCTGTGTTCAGTGTTACGTCGTAGTCTGTGTTTAGTGTTATCGTCATTTAATCACCCCTCTTTACTCTATTGCAATATAATCAACATAGTATGTTCCTGTTGGAACGGTTTCCAATGTTGGCCCGTTATTAGCTCCCATGCAGACACTCAGATAGTATGACGTTCCTGACCCATAAACGTGGGTGCAGTAGTTCTGATATGGTGTTGGTGTGTCTGTCTGCCGTAGCGTTGCTATTACCTGTTTAGGTGCAAAGGTCAGTCCAAGCGGTATCTGCATCAGTGGATTCGCTTTCGTCATCTTGTATTCCACAGTGCCATAGTGTATCTTGCCGGCTCGGCTCAGTATTTCATCGATTTCCTCACCTGCGTGTTGCATAGGATAGTCATTTTCTGTGATGTCCTGCGCCAATGTCAAATTTTCATCAGCCATTATCTCGCCCCCTTTTTAAAGCTGTTCTTCAACGCTCAGACCCACTGCCGAAATATCAGCACTCAGTCCGCCGTCAAAGGTAAATCCTAAATTCGTTATTGGTATGTCATAGCTGTCTGCGCCGCTGGTGTAGGTCACCACGTCCCCGATATCAAAACGTGGGTCACCAAGTCTGTGGTATAGCTCAGTGGTGTACCACGAAAATCCACCTATCCTGCGCCACAGCGATTGTAGCAGTGACTCTGTCATGTATGGGTTTTCAAATTCCAACACACGTCCCTGTGTTGTATCTGTCACGCCTAGCGACAACGTTACATCATCACCGACTTTGCAGATAATGCCCACGATAGCGTTCTGCCTTTCAGACAGTGTTGGCAGGTCTATTGTGTTGTTATCAAGCGTTTTCACGCTCGAGCCGTACCATTTTCGGACGTACCGCCCGAAGCGGTCAACATACCCGAACTGCCCCTGAGCTGAGGCAAGGTAAGACAGCATTTGCCGCATGGTCACGTCCTTTGGCACTGAGCTGACCTTGAAATAGAAATACTTTGAGTACAGCACCTTGCCGTTCTTATCTATCAACCTTCTGCCGTTCTTGTCACGCAGTAGTCGCACCTCTGTGTAGTCATTGCCGTTCTGCAATCCTAATTGTCTGCAAATGTCGTCTTCGACGGCTTTATTCCAGTTTGGCATAGGGATATGCGGTACATATGGCTTGTCCGAGAAGTACAGCCTGTCCGCCATTGTCAGCTGGACACTGCCGCCCGACTTTTTCGACTTAACGCAGGTGAAACGTCCCATTGGTATTTTTTCGTCGCCAAGCATCTCTCCAAGCTTGCTTATCTGCTCCACTGTCAGCTTTGAAAGCTCAGCGTAGGTGTAGGATTCTAGGGTGGAGTAGGTGGTAAATGCCGAGCTGTCTTTCATATACAAACTGAAAACATACTCATTCCCAAGATACTTAGTTCCGTCGTCAACCAGTTCCGCCGTCACACTCTGAGAGCAGACAGCTCCAAGCTCTATATCATCACTTAGAGAGGTTGATTGAATGTCTGTCTGAACGTTCTGAATGCCGTCATATGCCACAGGTTCTCCGCTCTGAACGTCCTCTATCCACATACCCCACAAGGCTTTGTAACTCTCTATCCTGCTTGTTATCTCATTGCTTGCTATGGTGTACATATGCCCTCCTAACGTTCTGCGAATGTGACAGTACAGCTCTTGTAATACTCACCACCGTCAAGTCTGACAAGCCCCTGCGGTACATAGTCGCTTGCGTTGGCAGATATAGAATAATACTTGCCATTGTGCCAAAACTCCAGTTCTGCAAAGTCGGGTCCGTCCTCGATAAGGGATTGTATCTCGGCCGAATCTGCGACAGGAAGCATTGTCCACTTGCAAGGCAGTTTATATTTGCAGAACTTTCTTGCACCCACAAACAGACCTGTTGTATTCACTCGTCCTGAACCTGCCGTCCATTCGTAACAGTTTACAGGGCTCCAGCTATCAGGGTCAGGGTCTGTCACCCACACGCCGTTTATCTTTAGCAATGTTCCTGTCAAAATGCACTCACTCCCGTCTTACGTTTATACTGATTGTTGCTGTCCTGCATACACTTGAAAAGCACCTTGCTGTCAACTGTTCCGAAGAACACAGGGTCATAAGCTTTCAGCCAATCAAGTATAGCGTTCAGCACCCTTAACACCTCGTCAAGCTTGCCGTTATCAAGCATACCTTGCAGTTTGCTCAGCGGTGAGATCACCTCCGGGTCTGCCTTTGCGTTCCTGTTATCGCCCACCATTGCAAGGGTCGGTGCTGTCGCAATTCCGCCTGTGGCAAGCTTTGGTATCTCAGGTATGCTTATTGTGTCAAGGTCAAAGCCAAAGGTTTCTCCGCCTATGCCAGGCACCCAATCAGGCACATCAAAACTCAGGCTGTTAATGCCGTCGATTATCCAGTTGACCGCACTTTCAATAGCACTGGTCATTTTGTTTACTGCACCGATAATTAGGTTTATAGGTGCTTTCACAACGCTGTAAAGCGTATCCCACACGCCTTTAAAGATCTTCTTTACACCCTGCCAAGCCTTCTTCCAGCTACCTGTGAAAATGCTCTTGACGAACATTATAATGCCGTTGAGAATGGTCTTTACGCCTCCGAAAGCGTCTGAAAAGGTCTTTTTGAACCACTTGCCTATGCCCTTGAAAACGCCCTTGACAGCATTAAGAAGCTTTGTGAAGATCTCCTTTATCTTTGCAATACCCTCAGATACGGCATTATACAGACCTTGTATGATATATCCGCCCATTTCAGCCATGACCTTACTAGGGCTGTGAATACCAAAACAGTTCTTGAAACCCTCAATAAATGGTGTAAGAACATGGTCATAAAGCCAAGTGCCTATGCCCTTGAAAGCGTCAACGATACCTGTGAAAAGCCCCTCAACGATATTACCGCCACAGTCCTGTATCTTCTCCGTAAAGTAGTCACGGATACTGAAAACAGCGTCCTTGATAAAGCCCCACAGCACCGATACCGCACCGCCAATGGCTGAGCCTATGGCCTTGAAAAGCTTTGTGGCAATACCGCTCCAATCTATTGTAGAAATGAACGTCCACAGCTTTTCGCCTATGCCCTGCCAGTTTACAGTTTGCAGGAAATTTATTGCCGTATCAAGCAGACCTTTCACGCCCTCAGAGATAGTAGTTCCTGCCTTACCCCAATCAATCTCATCAAACCAGCCGTTCACAGAAGTGCCTATGGACGAGCCAAAGCCCGACCAATCAAAGGTGGTAACAAACGAATAAAGATAGTCGATGATAGCTTGCCATTTTGAAGCAAGGGTCTTGCCGATAAGCGACCAATTCGTTTTCTTTATACCGCCATTAAGAAAATTAGCCGTACCCTTGCCGAAGCCAGCCCAATCGAACTTCTTCATAAAGCGGTATCCTGCGCCAAAAATAGTGTTTATACCGCCGCCGAAGCTGTCCCCAAGACCTGTCCAATCAACGCCGTTAATAAAGCTGTTCAGACCGTCCGTGAGTTTATCCACAAAGCCGTTGAGTTTTTTCTGAATACCGTCCCAGTTGATGTATGCGAAAGCTCCGTTGACCTTTTCAGCCACAAGAGAGCCTACTCCTGCCCAATCGCCCGACTTAATGGCGTCTTTCATACGCTTCGCCCAATCAGGAAGCTGAACGTTGTCGCCGTTTATGGCTGAGTAATCAATGCCGCCCTCTGAACTGTCTGTATCGGACTTGCTCTGATCCGGTGCAACTCTTACAACGTCAAAGTCCGCAAGGTAAGTGTCCTGAGTTTTCTTTATCTTCTCCGCTGACTTCTGCGCCTGCTTTGTCGCCTGCAAGGACTTCTGATAGGTGGTGCCGAAAAGCTCAGAGATAAACGCCGCCACAGTTTTTGTCGCCATCGCTACGCCCGTCATAAGCGTATTGAGATACGGCATAACTGTGTTCATTATCGGTGTGAAAGCTATGGTGAGGTTTGCTTTTATTTCGTTTAAGGACTTGGCAAATTCTTCGTTGCCTGAAACAGCGTTTGCAACAGCGGAACGTATTCCTTTCAGCAAAACAAGCACGCCTGCCATTAAGAACACTCTTTTTGCCGCAGATTTGAGCGAATGTGTAAACTTGCTCAGCGGTTTTGAAGTGCTGTCGATAGTTGTTTTAAGCCTGCTGAATTTGGATTTAACTGCGTCAACAGCCTTTGAGCCTGCCGAACGCATTGTCCTAAAAGCTCCGCCGAGAGTTGACTTCACCGCCTTGCCTGCAAAGCTGACAGCTGAGCCGATACCGCTTTTTATCCTGCCTGCAACAGTCTTTATTTTCTGCACGGCACTTTCAGCAAAGCCTGCAATAATATCGTCCATTTTTGTTGTCTGCTCTGAAACGCTTTCGGCTGACTTGTTTGCCGTTTCCGCCGCTGTCTGACTTATCTTCGCAGAACTTGATTTAGTCTTGTCCTGCATTTTCTGAACTATCTTATCCGTTAGTTCATTGACCTCAGCTTCGACCTTTGTAGTGTCATACTCAGGGTCATAGTTCACCTGAACAGTTTTAGGCTTGATATTATCTGTCTGCCCTGCCGCTTCCTGCGCCTTTTTGCCCAGCTTATCATACTCAGCCATTGCCTTTTCAACAGCCTCCTGCATACTCTTCTGAGCGATCTCCGACGCACTGCCAAAGCCCTCGTCTATGGCTTTAGTGGTCTTATCCATAGCGTTCTCAACAGCTTTCTCTGCCTGCTCTACTGGCTTTGAAAAGCCGTTCTGTATGCTTGCAGATATCTTGTCAAGCTGCTCCTGCACCTTGTTTTTTATCACTAGGTCAAGAGATATAACACCAACGCTTGCTCCGTCTGCCATTACTTATCACCTGCCTTTCCGAACATTCCCTTGAACAGCCTTTCAAAGTATCTCGCAGTTTCAAGCTTGTCCTGCTCTGTGAACGTTTCTTTTGCTTTCTGACTTCTGAACGCCGTCCATTCTGAGCGTATCTGCTTTTCATACCTGTCGAAATTCTTTATGATGTCCTTGTTGTCTTCGCTCCTGATACGAACGATCTGACCCAGCGGCGTATCGTGCATAATCCCTGCAACGAGCCTGTACCAATCGCTGTAATGCAGATTTTCCTGCTCTGAGGGCAGGATATTGTACTGCTTTGCAATGGATTGTATGATAAGCTCTCGGTCATAGTCAAGATCGTACCAGCTTTCTTCAAACTTACTCTGCGTTTTCCTGCGGAAATCGAGCCTCTGTCTTTTCTGCGTCCTCGCCTGTTACCGCTGAGATAACAAGAGTGAAAAGCTGCTGATATGCCGCCCAAGGCATATTCATTGCCTCTATCTCCTTGTAGTCCTTTGGTGCGAACGCAAGCTTGAAAACCTCGTCTATCATATCAAGGTCTTTCTTTTCAGCGTTCTTGTCACAGATGTCAAGTATCTTCTTGACAGTTTTCTGCCTGTCGTCCACAGGGTAGACCTTGTCGCCTACTCTTATCTCAGGTGTACCTGTAAGAAGCTTGCTGTCGAGTGTATACATCTTTGCCATAGTTATTATCCTTTCTGATATATAAAATTAGGAGAGCGCTTTGAACGCTCCCCTGTTTTGTCTGTGTTCTTACGCTGTCGCCTCTGTAAACTCAGGCTTGCCGTCGGAAGCAAAGTCGAACGCAAGCGGCGCAACTGCTGTCGAATCTCCGCCACCCCATTCTGTTACGCTGACAACGCCCTTGATAACAAGCTTTGCTCCGCTTGGGAAGTTCCACACAAGGGTTGTGGTCGCCGCCGCACCTGTTTTGAGTGCAAGGCTCTCGATGTAGTCATTGCCTGCGTCACCGACGTTTCTCTTGCCTGAGATACTGATAGTGATAGACTTACCAGTGAGCAAACGTCTTGTCCACCCCTGCTGATCAAAAGGCTTCCACTCCTCGATATTGCCGTCAATGGATACTGAAAAGCTCTCCATATCGGCAATAGTCACAAGATTGCTCTCTGTCGAGCCGTCGCCGCCTGTCTTGTCTATCTTGAACTGGTTTTCATATACGGGATAAACTCCTGTTGTGTTTGCCATACTCATTCATTCCTTTCGTAATATACTGTTGCCTCGATAACATATTCACACACGCCTCGCTCGTCCCTGCCAACAGAAACAGGCTCTTCGCATTCGAGATACTTTACCATAAAGCCGTCACCCTTATGCTGACGGATATCGGATAGGATATCAAGAACGCTTTGAGCCTTTATCTCTGCCTGCGTGGGAGTATCAGTCCAATGAATAAGCACCGAGATATGTTTTTCAAGTGTTTTTGTGCAGGCTTTTCCGCCTATGCAGATACGCTGTGGCTTTGAGGTCTTTGCGTTGTACACGCCTATACACTTATCAAGGTTGCCGTCAATAGCGCCTGCATACACGTCCTGCAAGTCAAGGATATCGCTCAGCATATCCGCTATGTTAAGTAAAGTCATACGCCTGTCCTCTTTTTGAACTCTGCCACAAACTCATTCTTGGCAAGGTCCTTTTTACTGCCTGTGATATATGGCTCAAGCCAAGCCGCACCTGCATTAGGGTTATTGCCTTTCTGAAAATGATACTCAGGGTGATAGTACAAACGTCTTGCCTGCGGAGAGCCTGTCACAAGACTTGCACCGCTTTCGTCAGCGTGGACAAAGGTCTGATTATCCTGCATATCGCCTGTATCGAACGGCATTGTCTGAGCACTTACAAGGTCTGTCCTCACCTGCTCCATAGCCACCTCAGCAGACTTCACAGCAGCGTCTTCGATAGCCTTTATTGCCTGCATATCAAGCTTTATTTCAATGCCCATTATATCAGCTCCAATCTTGTGTAATTCACCCTGCCGTCAGGGTCTTTGGCTTTCTCAGAGCCATATATCTTGTACGTCCTGCCGCCTATGACCGCATAGCCCTCTATAACAGCGTTATCAGGGGCGATATCTCCGCAGAAAAGAGCCTCGCCTGACAAGGTTATAAGCTGTTTCTCTGCGGATAATTTCTGCCTTGACTTCTCAGAGTGAAAGCATTTGCCCTCAAATATGACCGTCTGCTTCTTTGAGCCGTCACGATTAAGTCCGTCCGTTCGATAGACCTTGCAGGGCGTTTTGCATACCCTTTCAGGTACAAGCTGAGGAAACTTCATCACATCAGCCCCCTGTAACATAGTCCTGTCTGCATAAGCGCATTGTAGACCTGACGTGTTGTGATAACGCCGTCAAGAGATACCACCTTTGACTTATCGAATGACATTGAAACTCCGCTTATGCTGTAAGCGCTCAGAGGACTTTCTAACAGCTCCGAATTGTCATAGATAAATTTCATCTGCAATGCTGTGGAACGCTTTATACGCTCTCTCTGAAAGTCTGTGAAGCTGTCAATGCCCTCTGCTGTTATGCGGTTGAAAGTCAGCGTGTCGATATCGCTTTCAGCTCTTTGCCGAATAGCCGAGAACTGTTCTTCGGAGATATCACACTCAGGACAGATATTGCAAAACTCAGTAGAGGTGAGGTACATATCCCTCACCCCTTACTCGCTGTACTCTGCTGTGTCAACGTCAGCGTAAATGCTGTCTATCTTTCCGTCCTTGCCGTTTGGGAAAGTGAAAACATCTGAGAACGCTCTGTTCTGATAGAGCCAGCCGTCACCCTCTGTGTGTCCGCCCGGAGCAAAGCTGTAAATGCTGTTGATCTTAGGCACTATCTTTGTGGTCTCAGGTGTTGCGATAAGCACGTTTATCTTATGCGAACCTGCGACTTTTTCATAGTATGTATCAAGTGCAGACTTGCTCGGTGTGCCTGATACCTTAGTGTAAGAACCGCTTGATTCGGTGTAATACTCCTTACCGCTCACGATATCGGTATCAGCGGTCTTTACATATCTTGCGGCGCAAGGCTCAAAGCCGCCGTCCTCAGGGTCAAAGTTGAAGCGGTCATAGAAACGCTCATCATCAATGACCTCCATGATAGGCACTCCGTCAATGTCAGTCACTCTTGTTCTAAGACCAAGTCCTCCCTCTGCGATCTGTGTCATTTCTATCTTTCGTGTGAACTTGTCAGACTGCTCCAGCAGGTCCATAATTGTGGAAGTCACATACATAATGAGCGAGCCGTTAGACTTGTATCTTCTCAGTTTGCCTGCTGAAAGAAAGCCTTTGAGCTTATCGAACACGTTACCCTTTGTGTATGATGAAGCGGCTGTTGATGAGTGATAGCCCTCAAGCTCTGCCGCTCTCTGAGCTGTCTTTGAGAAGAACAGAGCGTCCGTTTCGGGAGCAGACTGTGTTTTCTCGAATACCTCTGAGATATTCTTGATAGACGCTGATGAGTTCGTTTCGTCAACGTCAGCCTTATCCACAAGGAACTCAACGTCACGGTCGTGTGTGAGTGTGAAAGGCACGTCCGTCTGAACATACTTACCTGTGTTCCAGCCGCCGTTTCTGTTGTGGCTCTTGTAGCCTGATGTTGACATCTGTGTGAAGTGGAAAGTCTTTGCGTCAAGCCACCTTACGTTCTGTGTGATGAACGGACTTGACAGTGTTTCCTGGATCCTTATCTCCAAGAGTTCGGGATTCCATACTTCTGCATAATTAAGATTTGGCATGATTCATTCCTCCTGTTTTTACTTGAATTTGTTCCAGCGTTTCTGCGCTGTTGGTTTGCTCTGTGGCTTCTTTTCATCAGTATCCGAAGATCCTGCACCGACCTTGAAGCCGCCCTGCTTTTTGCCGTCGGACTTTTTGCCACCCTCGCTTTTCATATCTGGATACTTCTTCACCACCGCAGAAAGGGCGGCGTTGATATCCTGCTGACTGCCGTTTCTCACATAGCTTTCAGCCACCGCAACGGCGTCATCGATACAGTCGGGCTTGATACCAAGCTGCATAGCGGCTATCTGAGTTTTGAGCCTGAGTATCTCCTGATCTTTTTCATCAGGTGCGTTCTCTGCACTGTCCTGCTTGTCGGACTTATCCTCGCTTGGCTGTTCCTGCTTATCTTCCGCAGGCTTATCAGCACCCTCACCGTTCTCGTCAGCCTGACTATCGTCCACCGCAGGCTGTTCATTGTCGGCAGAGTTCTCATCTGCCTTGTCCGCAGGCTTTTCCTCAGCCTTTGGCTCGTCCTTTTTCTCCTCGTGAGTATCGGGAGTTTTCTTCTCCTCCTCATCAGGGAGTTTCTTTTTCTCGTCCATTTTCTGACCTCGCTTTCTTAAATTTGTGTATGAAAAAAGCACCCGTTAAGGTGCTTAGTTCCGATGTTTGATTAGTCCATTGTCTGCCAATCTTCCGACAGCATATCTGCTTGACTTGCAAGCCAGCCAAGTTGTACGCCAGAAGTTCCCACAAACGCTAATGCTTTATTGCCCATATCCTTATGGTTTACGTTTGTCACAGTACCATTAGGTGATTTATAACTAACATTAGTGGCAAGCTCAACATACTGTCCTTTGCCGTTCCAGCCTTTTCTTGCTATTTTCTTACCTCTCTTTGCTTCTTCGATCGCCTGTCCGAAATTCATATTTATCCGTCCTTTCTGTTTTTGGGTATAAAAATACCGCCTCGCCGTAGCGGAGCGGTTAGATTTATAACTGACCGATATAATCCAAAATACTTTCGCACATCAAGCCTTCTTCATTTGGATTATAATTTTCATCCAAACAGTTCAAAGTCAGGTAATCACCAACTTTATCTTCTATGACATCAAGTTCATCATTTGGGTCAATACCAATAGAAACAAGAAACTCTTTTTGTTTTTCTGACATTATAATCACTTCCTTTTGTACTTGTTGATTTTGTTCTTGCCTGTTTTCCATATAGTTGCGATAGTTCCAGTTTGGGGATTTACATTAACAGTTGCTTTCTCACCAATAAATCGTTGGCTTGGTCTGCCCAAACTATCAATTTTAATTTCATCAATATACAGCGGGTTTATAAGTGCATCTTTTATATCATTTACAGAAACCTTTCTTTCGGAAGCTCGCTCTTCCATATGTTTTGAAAATTTCGTTACACCAATTCCGTTAGATGTTGTTAATTCAATTTTATCATCTTTTTCCTTTTCTGTCAAGCCGCCATACACTTTCTCCCTAGAATAATCCCTCCGCAGAACTTCGCTGTTAGCGTTTATAAAGGCTTTCAATTCCTGCTGTGCCTGCCTTACTTTCTTGCGGTAGGCTTTTGCTGTGTCGGGGTCGAGAGTGCCTGCCGCAAAGCGTTTTAGCTTGCGGACTTTCCGCTCCATTGCACGCTGTTTCTGCTCAAGCTCTCGCTGCTCTTTTATCTTCTCCGCCGGTATCGGCTCAGGTATCTGCGTTCTGCCGTGTATATACTGCGTCATAGTGTGACGGCAATTCGGGTGAAATAGCCCGTTCTTTACGGCGTATGACAGCAGCCAAAACCTCTCACCGCAGTAATTTGACTTGCCTTGAAACTCGTCCTTTTCCCCCTCCCATACTGTGAACACATCATCAATGTATACTTGACCTTGCCAAGGCTCACAGGTCTTTGAACAGCCGCCATACTGCGACACAAGCACAGTATCATAGCCAAGCTCTGCAAAGCGTTTCGCCGCACCCTGCAACGCTGCTCTTGTGGAAGTTGTCCTAAGAGCCATTCGCACATAGTCGGCAATGTTCACTCGCTTGCCGTCAGCGTATACGATACAGTTTATACCCTTGTCAAGAAAGTCCTTTGTGGCAAGGTCGATAGCCTCGTTAAGCGTCATAGAGCCTGTTCCCATTGCAAGCTGTACTCTGTTCAAAGTCTGCCTGTAAATGTCGTCTGTCATTCGCAGAGCGGCTGTTTCAGCGGTCTTTTCAAGGGTGGTGACGTCTTCCATAAGCTTTGCCATTTTCTTTTCGTTCACGCCAAAGAAATGCTTGTCTGGGATAGGCGTTATAGGCTCGTCAGAAAGCTCCTGGGCACTCCGTTGTGCCTGCTGCTGACCCTCTTGGAACTGCTCCGTCATAAGCTGTCTTGTCTGATCGTTGATAACGTCAACATACTCGTTCATGATGTCAAGGTTTTCACGGCGGAAGTTCTCCATATTTTTCAGTTTCTCAGCCTGCCAAGCAGACCATTCAAAGCCGTAACGCTGTTCCTCCGCCTTGTGCCTTTTGAGATTGCGTTTCAACGAAGATATGAGCCTTAGCTCTATCTCCTCAAATATCTTTGCGATGTCTTTGAAGCTGAGAATACTGACCACCTCCAAGTAGTTGATAGCAACAGGGGTTAAACAAATTCAAATGTACGGAAACTATAATGCCCCGTCCGGGCGAGGACCGTACTCATCACCTACCGCAGTAGGCTCACCCTCTGTAAGCCCCTTTTCCTGCATTATCCGCTTGACCTCTGCGGCTTTCCAATCGTCCTCTTTAGAACTGCCCCACAGCTCCTCCACCTGCGTTTCAACTGACATAATACCATATGTGCTTGCCTTGCCCACAGTCTCAACTCTGCTGTCAAAGTCAGGCGCACCGTACTCGCCGAAGTCAACTGTCACCTCATAAGTCTCAGGGGCTTTGCCCTGCATATTGTCATAGGTCATAAGCACTGCAGAAACAAGCTGCGGCAGAGCCTTTTCAAGAGCCGTTGTGATAGTGTTTCGGGTGTTGCCTGTGACGTCTTTCTTCTCTCGTTGAGCGTCCGCACTTGACATCTTGCCCACATCTATGCCAAGCGTGGCAGGAGATACAAGCCCTTGCAGACACATAAGCAGGCAATTCGTATAGCTTGCCACAAACGCTTCATACTTGATATCAGGCTGAACTACTTCTATCTTAGGCGCTGCACCCTCTGCCGAAAGCGGTGGGGCAATGCTTATGTAACTGTTGCCGAACTGGTTAGGCGCTTTAAGCTTACCGCTTGCAGGATCTCTAGGTATCATGCTTTCGGGGATATACTGCTTTACCCTGCCGGCTCTGATAGCGTCCCACCATTGTGAGATCACCTCGTCCAAAGCGTCAAAGCAATCAGACTTACCACCGTCAAAAATGCTCTTGCCCCTGTTCGGATATTTTCGTGATGAAAAGAATTTCAGCGGCACAGCCATTATATACTCGCCCTCAAACTCAGTTCGGGGCGGTATCTGTGCAAGGCAAGGCACGTTGTCCAAGCCGACCTCGTGACCGTTATCGTCATACAGACGGCTTTCTATGTATCCCTTGCCGTAATGCTCTTCAAGGTGAAATTTCTTTGTGCCTGCATAATGTACAGAATGAAAAACGACCTCGTTCAGCAGACCTCGTACAAAGTTATACTCCACTTTGTCAGCGCCGATAAACTCGACTATTGGCGTATCAGAAAGCTCAGTATCCACCGATATTTTGAAAGCTCCGTCGCCGTCAACAAGTGCGGTAACTATCGCCTTGCCTGTCAGCTCTGTGAAGTCTATATGCTCGGAAATATTATCAAAGTCAGCCTTTGCTTTGTCCCCTGTGACCTTGATATCGTCCATATCAGAATAGACAATGTATGAAAGCGTATCGGCGATTATTGCAGGCAGACCACTGTGTATCTTGCGTATCTTTTCATTCTCAGGGACGCTGCTCCAGAATGAATTTGTGCCTAAGTTAAGCTGACGAAAGAACTGTGAAAGCTCTGCGGCGTCACCACGATACCAAAGCTGTGACCTTATCACATCTGTCATAAAACCTGTTTTCTCTGTTATAGTTATGCTGTATTCGGGTGCAGGCTGGATATCAAGCCAGTTTCTTATCATATTTTTCACCTTGCTTCCTATGCTGAATTTAGTCAATCTTCACACTTCCTATCTTGTCACGATACGGCAGCCAAGCATACTGGCAGGAATTGATAAGGTGATCGTTGCCGTCCTCCGGCTCAGCCTTATCCTCTTTCCAACTGTATATGTTAAGCTCGCCTGCGTACTCCTTGCAATGCTCAAGGACATAAAAATCACCTGCCGCCAGCCAAGCTGACTGCAAGTGTATTCGGTCGATTATTTTCGTTTTCTTGAATGCCGGGATAAAATTATATATACTGCCTGTGAGCCGTCCAAACTTCTGACATTCAAGTATGGTCGCCTGATCTGCGCTGTCGATATACACATCTCGTGCAAAGCCCCACGTCCTGCGGTTTTTCTCCAAGAATACTGTAAATATCTTTGGTATGTCAGAGGGTGTGAGAGGCACTTGTCTGTCACGATTGTTATACACTTCCTCGTCAAGAGTAACGCATTTTCTGTCAGCCGTTATGCCCACAAAGGTGAATGCTATGGTATCAGGTGAGGATTGCGAGTAAGCGGTGTCAAGTCCGGCTGAGAAGTACACATAATTGAAAGCTTTCGCCTGCTCTGCTGTCAAGATATTTCGCTTTTGCAGGTCAAACACAAGCCCTGTTGCACGTCCTCTCAGACCGAGTATCTTGTTCTTATACAGCTTTGTGCCTTTCGGAGCGGCAGCCATTTTCCGTTTGATATCCTCATCAGTAAGTGAAAGATTATCACGAAAAGTAAAGAACCAGTACCGCCAATTGGGTACAGGTTCTTCTGTAAGCTCTTTCATTATCTCCGCAGGCACGTCACAGGCGTATTTCTGATACGGACGTGAGCGGTTGACAAACTCTTTATACACAGGGAGAGAGGGGTCGTCAGGGTTGAGGGTCGCCATAAGGTAATCATTTCGGGTAGACATCTCACGGACAAACTCGATATCAGCGGTATTTATCTCGTCGATATACACGCAGCCGAACTGAGCGCCCAGCACCATTTCCCACTTATCCTTGTTGTCATATCCCAGAACATAGATTATCTTGCCCTCAAACTTGATATGCGGCAGTTTGTAGTCCTTATCACCGTTGCCGAAGTACCGAGCATTGGTGTGCAGGTCAAGAATGCCGTTATCCTGCTGAATGATAGTTTCCTCAGCCTTTCCCGTAGTCTTAGCGGCAATGACGTGAAGTTTCTTTCGGCTTGCCGACACCATACGCATGAACTTTATTCCTGCGCCCACAGTTGTTTTGCCGCTTGCGGTAGTCCCCTCAAGAAAATCCGCAGACACACCTCGAACGCTGTTGATGAAGTCCATATACTTCTGCGACAGGGGAAACTTACTCGTCAAGCCCCTCACCGCCTATCTGAGCGAAAACGTCTGAAAGCTTTTCGGAGGTCTTGACCTCCGCCTGTATCTTAGCCACATATTCCCCTGTCATTTTGTTGAGGGTATCGACGGCTCTGATACGGTCAGCAGGGTCATTCTTGCCGTCCTTTGCGATATCAGACAAGAGTGCCTGCCTCTCCTTAGCGGTCATTATACGCTCGTCCTGAGCTTTCTCGGACAGCACACGGATATACTCCGCAACACTAGGATTATCTAGGATTTTGCAGGCGTCAGCTTTCGCATACTTCTCGCTGTATCCTGCCTTTATAGCACTCTGAACGGTGTTGCCGCTCTGAGCATAGTATTCTGCAAATTTCTTTTGCCGTGCTGTCATAGGGGCACCGTCCTTTCTTTATGGTATGAAAAAAGCCCCGATTTAGTGGGGCTTTGAACACTCAATATTATTAATTTTATTGGTTATATTTCGATCTATCCAAAACAACTTTTAAATCGCCAAAAATAACCGTGGTTCCGTTATTATATATTTTTGCAATGCCACATATAGCATTTGTATCTCTTCTATACAAACCCTCAGGGTCATAGTAATCCGTAGTTTCAAAAAATCTGACTATATAAGGGTCTTCATTATATTTATTCTTCATATAATTTATCATTTTGTCATAACAAAATTGATATTTTATCGAATAAAATATATTATTCTGTTGAACTTCTTGAAGGGTTAATGTATCATCAAAATCATCTACAATGCTAACCTCTTGGGCATATTTATAGCCTTCTTTATGAATTTGACTATCTAACTGCGTTATAGTTTCATTGCGTAATCCTTCCACTAATTCTTCAAGTGCTGTTTTGTTGAAGTTTGATTCTGCTAATAAATAATCTTTAAACATTCCTTTTAGCTGATCTTCGCAATTATAACATATGCAATTTCCATTCTCAAATCCATCATAAAATATTCGGCTTTTTGCCTGTTGTCCACATAAAAAACATTTTGTAGTAAGTTTATTGGTTTGATGTTCCTCCATTTTAAACGGTTTATTACCATTAAATTTGACTACCAAGTACAATCACTCCTCATAATAATATTTCTTAAATAATATCACTAATCAGAGCGAAAATCAACGAAATGCACCGAATTTCTATATACTGCATAAAAGTCAATTACCTTTTTTATGCAACATATCAAAAATTCGACATTTATGAACTTTTTGCGACACAACGCAAAAGACACCCCGTTTGGAGTGCCTCTTGTGAAAATATTATAAGGAGTTTTGTAAATGGTGGAGCAGATGTTGAGCTGGCACGCTCTCGACCTGCAT